ATGCGCGATTCGATCAAGGCTACTTTGCAAGCCTGGGTTAGCCGCTTGGAAGCTCAAACGGCCACTGAAACAGACTATGACGATTACGAATATTTTCTAGACTATAAAGTCCTTGGCGCTGCAACGTTTCTGAAACAAGTCGCTTATCAACAGGACGATTTGGAACTGCTCGCCATCGCCACTAAGGTGGAGATGCAGGTGGAGCGGCTCATCAAGGCCGAAGAGGACGCTGAAGAAGAGGCTGAGCGTGAGAGGCAGGAAATGTGGGAGCAGGTCTCTGAGGCCGATGAGCAAATTAGAGCAATTTGCATCCGCCACTTCTACACAGAGCCCGCCTTCTCGGTAGACATGTCGGAATACGTGTCGATTGTTGAAGCTTCCTCCGATTGCTTTTCTGATCCTTACAAGCTAGCCAGCCTGAGAAGGTATGTCGATGAGGAGCAGGTGCTGAATAAAGTTTTCGAGAAAGTGAAAAGCCGTCTACGGCGCACGAATTTGTCCGGGCTGGTTCCAACTTTTGATGACGTGTCGAAGGCATTTGGGATCGAGCTTAAAGAGGTATATCGCCTTGCAAACGCTCATGTGGAGAGGACGATCATGAAGTATGCCAAGGCTCAGTCTCTTGCTTAACATTTCGACTGCTATGTCTACTTCAGGGAAAACTTGCAGCCCTTGATTCAAAGGCTGCATGTTGGTAGATGAGGAAAAAGTGGTGGCCTGATCAGGCCGCTTCACGCTGACCCCACTCGGCGGGTGCGCTTTGCCAGATGGCAATTTCGGATGCCCGCCAGCCAACTCGACCAGGTGAAATGCGTACCTGTGCGGGGAACCTTTTCGCTTTTACTTCGCGCCACAGAGTTGCATGGGAAAGCGAAGTTACTCGTAGCACCTCTGCCTCCCTAAGATATCTGTCCAGTCCGTCCATTACTGACTCTCCTGGGCTCGACGTGCGATGCCTTCAGCTTGGCGCTGCTTGCTGCATTGTTCGTGGTTGCCATGGGCCCGCGACTTGTTGCACTTGTCGCAGATCGTGACCAGGTCGAGGGGCGGCATTTGCCCGCGACGGATTCGGACTGTTCGGCGAAGGGCGGTCATGGTTTCACCTGTTTGAACTCGACTACCCAGACCCTTGGGTTTGCGTCCCAGTTGCCGCCGGTGGACTGCCAGAGTCCGGCGAATCCATGTATCACGGCTTCTTTGCATTCGAACCGACTTGGCGAGGTTTCCAGGTACTGCTGGCACATCGCAGCATCCACACCTTCGGCTTCGGCCTGATCGCCGCTAATGTTCTGCAACCGCTCGACGCGCACGTCGGTGATCTCCAGCAGGATGCGGCTGGCCCAGCGCGGCATGTGGATGCTCGGCTTCCAGGCGGGCTGCTCCGCTTCAAACGGTGTCAGTCCGTCGGCGGCGTAGACCAGAGTTCCGTCTTCGCGCGCCTCGCCGATGTCCAGATCATCTGGCTTGAGGTAGGGACCGCGCATGACTTCGAAATGATCACAGAACCAGGTCTCGCGTACCCACAGTCTGTCGCCAGGCTGCCCATACGGGCACTTGAAGTCCCAGCCGGCGCTTGGCACGCCATTCAGGTGCCCATGCTTGGGTCGCCAGTACCAATCGATCGTGGCAGGCCCGTGCGGGAAGTTGCGCCGGGGAATGGCGTCGGTAACTGGCACGTCGGGCTGGAACCGGATAGGCCGTCGCGTAACCGTCTTCCGGCCTTCCTGAATTGCGCGCACCATTGGTGCACTAAATAGAATCGGGCGCTCTTTGATAGTGGCAGTGTTCATGATGCCTCCCCATTGGATAGAGGATCGGCATAAAAGACTTCCTTCGGAGCGTCCGCCCATTCCTTTCGAATAGCCTCAAAGTTGCCTTCATTCCAGCACCGCAGGAACTCCATCGGCTCTTCCATTCTTCCGGCGCCGGTCATATAGCTCACAACGGCGGACCAACATTCGTCTGCTCGCTGCAATTCTAAGTTCTCCGTTCTGAGCTGGTCGGCCAGGTGCCAAGGCGTCCAATATCCATCCTCCATGGGTACCACCAGTGGTTGGCTGGGGCCGTTCCAGCGGAGTCCATAGCGTGGCAACCCTTGTCCCTCGGGTGGACGGGGCGGCAGACCTGGCGTCAGACCTATCAGCGCGAAAATCTCGGCTTGCAGTCGAGTGAAGTGTGCGCGGTCGATCAACTCGGTTCCGACGGGTACTGCGTCAATGGCATCCCGATGGATCACCATCGTTTCCGGAAAAGCACTTTCCGTTTCCGCTACGACCGCCAAAACTTCTGGTGTATCGACGGCAGATACCTTGCCAGTCACTCGCGCTTCGATCATCGTCCACACACGTTCGTATTCCGGCCAATCCGCCTCAACAACGACGCACTCGACACGAGCGTCTTCAAGAAAGGCGTTGTTCAAGGCTTCAAGCTGCTTTGCCTTAACGAAAGCATCAGAGTCGAGTTTTGAAATTTTGAACACGACGTAGCGCTCTTCGCGCTGAAATTCATTGTTCATGCTCGGCCCTGCGCAAGAGAATGGTCGAACGAAACCTTGAACCCAGCTGCATTGCGATGTCCGCCGCCGCCGTATTGTTTGGCTATCTCGGATACGTCCATGCCGGCGTCCGTGCTGCGCAGACTGAAGATTCGACCATCAGGAGTATCGAAGTAAGACCCGGCGAAGAGCTCGCCTTCAGCCATAAGCTGCCCGGCATCGCTCGCAAACATGTATGGCAGATTGGCCACGGGCACATCATGCCCGCCGATAAGCATGCGGCGTCTGGTGGTGCTCACCAGGTCTGCTACGGTCTTTTGGTGCTGGCGATTGATGGCTACTCCATCGAGGCGTATCCAATTGATTTCGTCGGCGAAGAGGCGGTCCCAGGTCGCGAAGTTTTGTGGGTAGCTGAATAGGTCCGCCATGATCTCGCGGGTGCCTTCGAGCTTAAATAGCCACAAGTCACGATCCTCAATGTGGTTGATCAATGGCGGACGTGACTGTTCCGGGAAAAAGAAGTCCCAGGCCAGGCCCGCGCCTGATCGATTCATGTCAAAAAGGGCGTGAAGTTTGCCGGTTCTATTTTTTTCCTGTGCTTCGTAGTGCGGTTCTGCCGGCGGTATGTCGACCAGGTCAGCCATGGCCGTCTTGTGGTGATCAATCACGAGTACAGACGCGGCTGTATCTGCCAGCGCGACGAGCACGTCGTATTTGTAGGAGAAGTCGACAATGATGACGTTCTTGCCGGTGACGTTTGGGGCGGGGTCACCGTAGCGTGCAGAATGGAATTCGACATCGGATCCCAGAGCTTTTCGGACAACCCAGGCGGCGCCGAACCCGTCAGCACAGTTGCCGTGATAGATGCAGAGGGTAGCGATTTTTTGGTCACTCATGCTGCTTTCTCCTGAGCTACCGGCGCCAGAAGATCCGCCATGGCGAGCGCTTGATCGCGGAGTGCAACCGTGTCTCGTTCGAGTTTTTTGCCAGTGCGAAATGCGCTGAATGTCTCGGCCGCGATTCGCAGTTTTTCTGCGATGTCCAGCAGAGTCAGCCGATCTCGTTCCCCTAGTTTTGAGGCGGCCAAGGCGCGCTCATAGTGGGCGTACAGATGCTTGCGGTGGTCCTGCGCCTGATCAAGCATCTGCTTCAGGTCCTGGATCGTCCCTGAGCTATCGGATTGCTGAATGGCCTTGCCTTCGTCGATACCTTCGTTGCGGCCATCAATCAGGCCACCGCGATAGCCTGCCCAATAGGTGAGGCCAACAAGTACGATCAGAACGATCAGCGCGCCAACTTGAATTGTGGTCATGTGCTGTGAACCTCAGTAGAGCCCACCGCCGTGATTTTTGGTGAGAGGCCGGCGGCGGGTTGTTGCTTGGGGTTTAGTTACAGGGTGGCTTCGTACAGTGGTACGTCACCGATTGCGCTCTGGATCTTCTGCCGAACGGCGTTGTAGGCCTCTTCAAGCACCTTGTCGGGGCGCACCAGCTCGAACCACATTTGCAAGCGACCTTCCAGAATGCGATAGCGAAACCGGGCAGGGACGCAGAACGCGTCACCACCAAGGAACGGCTTCACGGCAATGAAGAATTGTTCGGGGATGCGCAGTTGGCCTGCTTCGCCGGCACGACCGTCGATTTCTTCGTTGTAGGTCAGTTGAACCTGGCCGTTGTCGAGTCGGGTGCCTTGGCGGAAGGTGATGTTTTTCTTGGCTTCGAGAGTGCGGCTGATCTCCAGCATGTCGGCAGCGCTTGGGTCGTTTGCTTCGTTTTCGCGCTGAGTGATGTCCTTGACATTCTCTTCGATGAATTCGGCGAAGGTGGCCTGATCCATGCGCTTACGGTCGGTCTCTTTCCAGCGGCCCCATTCGATGGTGGTCGGGCAGCGGTAAGTGGCGACATGGTCGCGCCAGGCGGGGCTGGTTGGTTGGTGATAGTCGATGACAGCAGAGAAGGTGCGGCCTTCGGGGCCGTTGCAGAACACTGCGGTAGCGTCATTGGCAAATCGATTCACATACGCAATGAACGATTCTGCGTCCAGCACAGTGAGTTTCTGGCGCGTGCGAGTGGGGTTCGGCAGCAGGTGTTCAAGGTCTTTGATGCTCACGCTATCGGGCAGCAGTGCAATGGGCGCCGACAGCCCTGGGTGATCAATCGGCTTGCCGATTGCTTGGGCGAGGGTGACCAGTTCTTGAATCGCTTGTTGCATTGGATGTGCTCCATTGGGTGATGCTGTGGTGAGAGGATTTGGAGTCAGGATTAGTGACTGACGTGGCGCAGTTTGTCCGGCGCCTGATCTTCGCTGACCGTGCGTAGCGGCAGGTCCTGTTGTCGTGGATCGCGGCGGGTCAGGTTGCCCTCAGGCGTCAGGAAGAACAGCGATGTGCCACGAGTCAGGATCGGTTCTTTCGCTTTGACGTCAGCCTTGATGGTCATCTGGCCGCTGCCGTCTGGCTTGTAAGTCAGCTTGATGGTCAGCTCTCCGCCCTTGCCGGTCTGGCGGATAGCGTCGATCAGGCTGTGTTGGGTTTCGCTGAGTTCATCGAGCAGACCTCCGGCTTCGATATCTCGTAACGTGTCGATGAAGGGGCGTGCTTTGCTCATGTGCTGTGCCTCATTGAGTGCTGGTTGTTTGCCCCTGGACGGCAGGGGCTACCGTTGCATTAGGCCGCTTGCTTCGCCGCTTGGGCATCGAGGTAGGCGGCCAGGTCGTGCAGGTACACAACTGCTGTGCCTTTATTCCCTGCTCCGCCTAGGCGGGTCACTTTCAACTGAATCCGCCCGGCGCTGATGCGGCGTAGTAGGTAGCGATCGCTAGATATGTGAGAGAAGTAACGCTCGCGGATGGCCGATAGCGTTGGGCATGGTGTCGCCCATTCCTTTCGCAGTTGGTCAATGGTATTGCTCACGCCGCGTCCTCCCCGAACCCCTCCAATCGGGGCACCAACTTGAGGCGGATCAATTCGGCTAGGCCTTCTTTACTTTTGCCCTTGGCAGCGGCACAAATCTGGCCTTTCGCATCGGCGACCACGGCGCCGAATGGATACTCGGGCGAGTTGGTCGGTGTTACATAGGCCACCTGGCCTTCTTGAATCACGTCGTTGACGCAGCGAAAGACTTCGGCTAGTTCCACTGTGCGGCAAGGCATGCTGTCCAGCAGGTCAATGGCTTCGCTGGCGGCCCCGATGAGCGTGGCACGGCTGACCACGCCCGGGCTGTCCAGATAGATTGGAATCAGCCGCAGGGCGCCGAGGGCTTGGGTGTACGCATTGAAGTAATTGGTTTTCATGCGGCGGCGTCCTTGTGTGTGATGGCGATGCCAAGCTTCTTTGCCAGCCATGGCACGCCGGCCTCGGTGACCATCACCACGGCGTAATGCTTGTAACGGTTGGTGGTCCCGATCTGGACGCTGCGAGGGTCTGAAAACAGATTGCCGCCGCCACGGTGGTGGCTGGCCAGGTCGCCGCTTTGCGTCAGCACGCGGAGCGCACGCAGTTGGTCGCGGAACTTACGGGGTTTGAGGCCGAGCACGGCGGCGGTTTCGTCCAGGGTGCGGTTCATTGCGCGGTCCTCAAGCGGCGAGCAGTTGGCGTACGCCTTTAATCAAGGCTTCCGACTCGTCCAGCATTCGATGTATTTGCGCATCGCGGCTGGATTGTTCCGGAGTTGGCTCGGGCGGGTCGGGGTCGGGCTTCTGGTCATCCGTCATTGAGGCCGGAGCAAGCAGGGCCGACTCAATGCGCCCATTCGCGATGTCTTGGATAAAGTCACGAAGGTGCAGATGGTTTGCTCGATCTGAGCGTTTGAGGGTCAAGTGGCCCGAGTGCCCGCCTAGGTCAACGTTGATGACTGCGTTGTCGTCGGTGAGCTCGACTTCAAAGCTTGCGTGGATGGTTTGCTCTGGTCGTTGAAGGGGGCACACGGCGGTGCCGCCAACCTGCAACATGAGGTGCAAGAGCTCTTGTTTTGCGAGTGGGATGAGATAGCTGTTCATGCTGCATCACCCCCGAACGGCCAGGAGCTGTCATCGGCGGCGGCAGTGTTGAGGGGCTTGATAGCCTCGGTGCGACCTTTGGGGCTGGTGATCACCAGCAGTCCGGTGCGGCGCTGTATGGCTTCTACGGCGGCCCGGCTACTGCATGCAGATGGGTGCAGGAAGACGGGGCAGCGGGTGTTGCTATGCTGTGTGGTTTGCATGACTCGTACTCTTGGTGAGAGGCTTACGAGTCAACATTACCTCAAGGTAAATTATTCGTTCAATACCCGTGGGTACTTTATTTTGTTTTTCAGGTAATTTTTATTTTTTATGACGAAAAAAAACCGCCCATCAGGGCGGTTGTGTTCAATGATTGATGCTCAGTAATTAATTTTGCTAGGGGGGACAATTCCACCAACGTAGTGAATTTGCTCGATCTCTTTCCGATCTATAGAGAGGCGTCCATATCCGTCGTTGACAGCCATGAGGCTGACCTCATCGTCATTTTCGTAAAGCAGCTCTTTAACCATGCACTCGCCATTGGACCTTCGCACCATTACGTATTCACCAGGTACAAGCCTGTGATTGGGTTCGCACCAAACAACCCAACCGCTACGTATGGCGGGTGCCATTGAATCCCCTTTGACTCGTAGCGAATATGCACCGGGGTCTGAGCTTGGGACGTCAATCCAGCCGTCCGCTAAACTCAAGGCCTCCCAGTATCCATCTGGTCCCAATTGCGCAGTTCCTAAAATTGACGCTCTTTTAAAGGGCCTTGAAAACTCCGGGCCTTTTTCTAGGGTGTTGAGGTCGGTCGAATGACCCTTGTCATCCAGTTTTACGCCATCGGTTGAGTCCAACGACCCCGGCGGGAGTTCCAATTTGCTCTCTATATGGCGAGCGAAATCTTCGCCAATTCTTTTACGGTTTTTCTCAATTGTCGTGAGGCATCTAGAGACATAGCTTGCCTGCCGGTCGAGCGCAGCAGCCAAGCCGGCCCGATAGCCCCGAAACCTAACGGTTAGGATTTTTTGAAGGTTTTGTCTTCGAACGTCATGAATATCCATGTTGTTGATATTCCTTCCTTGTTACTCAGAGGTAAATGTCCTGTAGGTATTGCTTTGTCATTACCTTTGGGTAATATTTGTCGTCGTGACGACTAGGAGACGCGACATGCGACCCAAAAACACAAAGCTCCTTGCATGGCTGAAAACCGCAGATGACGAGTCTGTTGCCAAGACGGGGACAACTCGCTCTTACCTGCGGGCTATTGGTTATGGCTACAAAACTGCGGGGGCGGAGATTGCTTCAGCAATAGAGTTGGCGACCGACGCGGCAGTCACTCGAAAGGATCTGAGAGACGACTGGTTGGCGATCTGGCCGGAGTTGAATAGTAACGAAGATACCTAAGGGTGCCGAGCTGGGGCCTCTCACCATAAGAATCCCCCAGCCCAGCGGTGGCGATACGCAGCACACACCATACCGCCACATGAAACACCAGCCTGAAACCTCTCACCAAAGAAACACCAGGCCGGAAGTAACGAGCTACACGTACATGCAAGTCGCTACATAGCGCGTCGGCCCAGGACCTCTCACCATAAGAATCCCCTGGGCCGACTGGAACGATGAACCGTGCTGCACAGCACGATTCGCACAGCACATCGGTCGTGGTCGTAGAATAGAGCGTGTTTGGCTCTACGGCCACACCGTAAACAGGGGATTTACGGTTATGAGTCGCACAGATCTTTTGCCGGGCGCAGGTCCGGTTCTTTCGCTACGCAAAGCCCTTTACCGGGCAGGCCATGATTATCGGGGCGGTGTGACTGCTCTGGCACTGGACATGGTCATCGATTACGACACCCTCCAGAAGAAACTAAAGCACGACGAAGAGCGCCGGTGGCTTGATCCTGATGAGCTGGAAGAGGTGATACGCCTGACGGCAAATCCCTTGTTGCTGGACGCCCTGATGCGGCCCGCTGGTATGGTCTGGTACAAGCCGGAAGCGGCGGCGCCGACCAAGGAAGCTTTGCTGGCGGTCAGCAAGGTGCTGCACCAGACCGGCCTGTTTGTTTCCAGCATGCACGAAGGTGCGGCCGACAACGTCTGGGAGCCGCGCGAAGTTGAATGCTTGGAGAAACACGGCGCCGACGTTATCCGCGCGGTGTTGGGCATCATGGCCGGGGCCAGGGAAGCGATGGAGGCCCGCCAAGATGACTGACGTTATCGATATTGCCAACGACCAGGCCGAGTACTTCCTGCAAGTGGCGTTGGATCGCCGTCCGCGCCCAACGAGCGCCGTCAGCGCGCAAATCTGTGAAGATTGCGACGAACCTATCCCGTTGCTTCGCCAACAGACGATCCAGGGTTGTGCGACCTGCGTCAGTTGCCAGGGGTTGCGGGAGCGGCGCAGATGAGTGATCACGACAATCGATTGCCTACCGCTGATTGGGCTCAGTTTTACATCGATGCATTCGGTTTGGCGTTAGTCCCGATAGAGCCCGGTGAAAAGGGTCCGAAGGGGAAGGGGTGGAACAAGCCGGGCGGCTACTTCACGGACTCGGCGAAGGCTGCCGCGTTCTGGGAAAAGAAGCCCCAGCACAACCTCGGTGTTGTATTGGGGCCGAGTCGGATCTGTTCTCTGGATGTTGATGATGTTCAGTGGGCTCGGCACGTGCTGTATGACCTGCTGGAAATTGACCTTGATGCGATGGCTCTGGTATTTCCGACTGTAGTTGGCAACCCGGTGCGCTTCCGCATTATGTTCCGCGTTCCTGATGGTGTTGAGTTGAGCCGGGTTGCACTTGCGTGGCCCAATGAAAAAGACCCTGATGGTTCGATCCACAAGACTCTGACCGCAAAGGCCAAAGCGGCAAAAGACGCTGGTGATGCAGTAGGTGAGGCCGAGGCGCGGGCCGAGGCCGACGAATATCAGCGCATCACCGTGTTCGAATTGCGTGGTGGGCCGGTGCAAGACGTGTTGCCGCCATCGATTCACCCTGGCACTGGTAAGCCCTACACCTGGCGCACACCACCAAGCTCTGTCGATGGCTTGCCCGTACTTGCGCCTGAGCTGCTGAAGATCTGGAACCATTGGGACATCTTCAAGCGTGACGCCGAGGCCGCGTGCCCGTGGGCCCCCAAGCCGAAGACACCTCCGGCGAAAGTTATCAAACGTCCACCGCCTGCCGCAGACAAGCCGTCTGTTATCGATGAATTTAATCGCAGCCACGACGTTGAAGAGCTGTTGCGGGCGCACGACTACATCAAGCGCGGCAGTAAGTGGTTGTATCCGCACAGTAGCACCGGGATGCCGGGTGTGACGGTCAGCGACGATGGTAAGGTTTATTCCCACCACGGCGCTGATCCGCTCGCGAACGGGCATCAGAACGACGCGTTCGAGGTGTTCTGTTTGTTGCAGCATGGTGGTGACCAGTCGAAGGCGGTGAAGGACGCTGCGCGGATGCTGGGTATGCAGTATTCAGTGAAGCCTGACCCGCGTGATCTTCCCCCGCCCCCATCCGGTGATTCGAGCGGGCCGCACCCGGCGGCCGCTGTCGCGCCCAGCGAAGCCGCTCCTGCATCTGACGGGGGGGCGGGGGAGGTTATGACACTTGAACACTTGCTCCGTCGTTTTGCTTTGGTCGAGGGGACCACGCACGTTTGGGACTGTGACCAATCGCGAGTGATGAAAAAATCAGCATTCGAAGCGCGGGTCGGCAAGCCGCTGGCCAAAGCCTGGTTGGATGACACGAGCAAGCGGTTGATCTCTGATGAGCATGTCCGTGACATCGAGCAGACGCGACGCATGTCGGGCAAAAAAGGTGGTGCCTTGGGCATGCCGCCTACCGATCGCTATGTGTACATCGACGGCACCAAGGATGTGTGGGACCGGGAAAAGAAACGACGTGTAGCGGAAGGCGCGGTAAAAATGGCCTTGGGTGACGCTTATGCACTGTGGCTGAACAGCAGCGAGCGGCGCACGGTGGATGTGGACCACATCGTGTTTGACCCGACCATGACCAAGGATCCGGCGGTGTACATCAATACCTTTGATGGACTGCCGCTGGAGCCGGTCAGGGACGATGCGGCTTGTGCCAACTTGCGGTGGCTAATTTCGTTCTTGTGTAACCACGATGAAAATGCGGCGCTCTGGTTGACGCGCTGGTTGGCATTTCCGCTACAGCATCTGGGCGCCAAGATGGATACCGCAGTGCTGATGCATTCCAGCATGGAGGGTTCGGGTAAGAGTCTGTTTTTCGCTGATACCTTGGGCAGACTTTACGGTCAGTACGCTGCAACAGTTGGGCAGACCCAGTTGGAAAGCAATTTCAACGCCTGGCAAAGCCGTAAGTTGTGGGCAGTTTTCGAAGAGGTCGTGAGTCGAGATCAACGCTACAACCAGGTGGGCAAGATCAAGCACCTGGTCACTGGCAAAACGGTTCGGATGGAATCCAAGTTCATCAATGGCTGGGAGGAATCCAACCATATGAACGCGGTTTTCTTGAGCAATGAGATCATGCCGTGGCCGATCAGTGACAGCGACCGCCGGATGTTGGTGGTTTGGCCCTTGGAGACTTTGCCGGTGGACCGCCAGAAAGCCATCGGCCAGGAGTTGGAGCATGGTGGCGTCGCGGCCCTTTACGGCTGGCTGCTGTCGGTTGATTTGGGCGACTTCAATCAGCGAACACGCCCGCCATCCACTGACGCCCGTGAGCGACTGGTAGCCCTGAGTCGGGCCGGCTGGCAGACATTCCTACACCTGTGGAAATACAGCGAGTTGGGTCAGGGGCTTTGGGGGCCGTGTCTTTCCACTGACCTTTACTCACTGTTCCTGGAGTGGTGTCAGCGCAACAAGGAACACGTGATGAGTCAGACGAAGTTCTCGCTTTTCATCAACTCCGAAGTGGAAAAAACGCGTTCGATACCGTGGACGGATGGCAGTAATCGCAAGTTTGGCGCGTTCTTCTTTCCGGTTGATCAGGATGCTTCCCCGCCCCCATCACTGAAGTCGGCCGAGCTTGGTGCGATGGTCGTTGCCTGGCGGGCAAAGGCGAAGCTGGCAGGCTGGAATGTGGACAACTGGGACCACATCAAGGCGGCTGCCGCATGACTACGCCTAAAAGTGTGTTGGGTGTGTCGGGTGTGTGTCGGGTTGGTTTTGGCTACCCAACACAGTGTAAGTCCTTTGTTTGCGCGGGTTTCCGGTGGTTGTGTTGGGTGTGTTGGGTTTGGCGTCGCGTGCGCGCATGCATGACGTTATTTTCACCGAAGGCGATGGTCGTAAATTTTTCTTATGCGAGGACAGAAAAACCCAACAAACCCAACACACCCAACTCAAAGTTAATAAGAGTATTGATTTTAAAGAGATTTAATTGTGTTGGGTTTGTGTTGGGTAGTGGTTTTTCTGTGTTGGGTTCGGTTTTTCGGGGGAAAGGGCGATGATCGAAGAAATGGAAGCATTGATGCAGCATTGGGGCGCCCAGCACTGCCAGGTTGGCGACGGTGGTGGTTTGGGAAGTCCGATGGCGACAATCATGCAGTACGGTGGATGTGCTCCACGTGGCACACCTGGATCGCGCGATCTGATGATGTCGGCCGGTGGTGGTATGGATCACGCCAGTACCGAGGTTGCCGCCGCAGTTGCACAGCTTGAGCGTCAGTCGGAGAAGGGCGCTCAGTTGGCTTTACTGGCTCGCAATCGTTACCTGGCCCAGCCGCCGATGACCGTGCGTGAACAGATGCGTTTGTTGCAGCTCGCCGAGGATGCAGACCGGACTTACAGGAATTGGGTTCATCGTCTGCATCAACAGGTGCAACTCATCCTCACGGTTCGCACTGCTACTACCCGGGGACTTGATCGACGCAGCGGTGCGCTTGATACCAACCTAATCCGAGCATCAACAAGCAAGCGTGCTCGGGCCTACTAACTACCGTTCGTCGGGGTGTTTTGTCGTATTGTGGTCGTATTGTGGTCGTATTCATGTCGTTTACTGACCTACCGAAAATCACCCCTTTTCGGTTTTTCCGGAGGGGGGTAAAAAGTGCCCACGATATGAAATTTGCGCCTTGGCGCTCCCCGAGCACGTGCTGTGCACTCCGTCCTGGCTTTTGTCATGACACTGAAACCCTGCCCCCCGGCGGGGTTTTCTTTTTTGTGTCCGGCACACTCCTTCACTTGAGGCACAACATGACAAATGAGCAGCAAGCGCTGGCAGAGATGCCGATCTGGTTAGTGATCGTCCTGGCTTTGGTCGGTGGCGTTTCGGGTGAGATGTGGCGAGCGGACAAAGACGGCGCGCGCGGTTGGGTGTTGTTGCGCCGATTGGCGCTGCGGTCCGGTGCCTGCATTGCCTGCGGGGTGTCGGCGATGATGCTGATGATCGCGGCTGGGATGTCGATCTGGGCAGCGGGCAGCTTGGGTTGCCTGACCGCAATGGCCGGTGCCGATGTTGCCATCGGTCTCTATGAACGCTGGGCTGCCAAGCGGTTGGGCGTCAGCGAAGTGCCCACCGAATCGAATCGCTCTGAATAGCTCTCACCCAGCCACTCGTTAAGCAGGTCTCTAGACATGAATGAATCCAGGCAGCAGCAGATGCTCGCAGGGCAATCTTCCATCGCTCAAAAAATCTTTGGTTATGTACCCATTCAATCATGCTGGACCGCTCGTGATATTCACGGCGCCGTCCTGGCTGCCAACGTCAGTGGCGCATCCGCCTATGCCATACGCCGCGCACTTGGTGAACTCAAAGATGCCGGGCTGATCAGGGAGCCAATCGGCGGAAAGTTTCGGCGCGATGTAGCCACCCCTAAATCCAACAAGGAGACAACCATGCCTCAGGCAGCCAAGCAGCCCGTTGCATTGACCAAAACAACCGCTGGAGCGCTGGACGTTTTGGCGGCCCTGTCGGGTGAAGTGGTGAGCCTGTCTGATGAGTTCAGCAAGCGCATGAAGGTGTTGGCTGGCCGCATTGAAGAGGTGGCGCTGTCGGTAGAGGCTGAGCGCGAAAGTAATGCTGAAGCCATTGTGAAAGCCAAGCGACTGCAAGAGGCGCTGCGGGAGTTTGCGTAAGTACTCGGCTTTGCGCACCCTGGGCCGTCAAGCGGCTGGGCGTCAGCGAGGCGCCTCCGGCAGGCGGCGAACAGGGGTGATGCACCGTTCCGGGGCGCCGAAAATCGCCGGGGACCCTGGGGGTATTCGGTGGGTACGGGGTCGGAAACCCGCGGGAAGTTGTTAGCGGCAGGGTTGCCAGCTTACTGAAATTCAATCCATTGAAATCGAAAGGTTCCATTGAAAAGCCGTTGAAAAGGAGGGGCTTATGACAGAACCAATGTACCTGTCAAAGAGCGCCTTCGCGGCTCGGATCGGCAGGGCGCCCAGCTACATCACCTGGTTGAAAAACAACAACCGCTTGGTGCTGACTGCCGATGGTAAACAGGTCGATGTTTCGGCCAGCGAAGCATTGATTCGCGACACCGCTGACCCCAGTAAGACTGCTGTCGCTGACCGCCACCACCAAGATCGGCTTCAGCGTGACGTTTACAGTCAGCTATCCAGCCAGGTCGAGCCGACTTCAACGGCTGCGCCGCCGCTCGCGATGGCCCCTGCGGGACAGCTCCCCGATTTCCAGAAGGCCCGCGCATTGCGCGAGCACAACCTGGCCCAGCTCGCCGAGATCGAGTTGCACAAGGCCAAGGGATCGCTGGTAGCTCTGTCGGCAGTTCAAACCGGTGCTTACAACGCCGGTCGCATGCTGCGCGATCAACTGCTGGGGATGCCTCCGCAACTGGCTCCGGAACTGGCATCGATGACCGATCCTTGGGAAATCGAAAAGCACCTCACGGCGGCGATCCGCCGCTCGCTGGAAGACGCCGAACGCATGTCTTCAGCGGACCTTGAACACGTACTGACCACGAGTTAAGCCCATGCCCACTGGAATCCCTGACGGTGCAGAGGTGTACCGCGAGGCGTATTTCCGTGGGCTACGGCCCGACCCGGACGTCTGGATCGATCAGTGGGCCGACGAGTACATGCGGATCCCGCGTGACACCGGCGCCGCTGAGCCGGGCCAGTACCGCACCTCGCGTACGCCGTATGCCCGCGAGCCCATGCGTTGTCTGTCACCGGCTCACCCCTGCAAGCGCGTGATCACCATGGTCGCGTCGCAGTTAATGAAAACCCAGATCGGTCTGAATTGGATCGGCGGCCTGATGCACATGGCGCCGTCGAATATCCTGGCGCTGCTGCCAAGCCTTGGTCTGGCCAAACGGGTGTCCTCTCGGATCGGCAAAACGATCAAGGCGACGCCGGTTTTGCGCGAACGTGTGGCGGCTAACCGCTCGCGGGATTCGCGCAACACCATGGACACCAAGGAGTTCGAGGGCGGCACGTTGTACGTGACCACCGCCGGCTCGGCCGCCAACTTGTCGGAGCTGTCAGCGCGCTACGTGTACGGCGACGAGATCGACCGCTGGGAGGTGGACATCGGCGAGGAGGGTGACCCTATCGAGCTGGCAGAAACCCGGGGTAGTACCTTTGGCCGCAACGCCAAGTTTTACTTCTCCAGCTCGCCGACGATCAAGGGCGCCTCTCGAATCTCCGACCTGTTCGATGGCAGCGACCAGCGTCACTACTACGTGCCATGCCCGACCTGTGGGCACATGCAAATCCTTGAGTGGGAGCGGTTGCACTACTCGCCGGACTTCAGCGTGGTGCATTACCAGTGCGCCGGACCTGAGTGTGACGTGCTGATCGAGGAGTACCACAAGGGCGAAATGCTCGCCAACGGCGAATGGCGAGCTCACTCCGAAGGCGACGGCGAAACGGTGGGCTTCCACCTCAACGCCCTGTATTCGCCGCTGGGTTGGATGGACTGGAAGTCACTGGCCAAGCAATTCGAGAAGGCCAAAAAGGCCCAGGCCAAAGGCGATCTTGAGCCCATGCAGGTGTTCTACAACACCCGTCTGGCGAAGGTTTGGGACGCGGCGCAAGAGCAGACCAAAGCAGACGTCCTGAGGCAGCGGGCGCGGTTGGAAGGATACAGCCTTGGCTCAATGTCAGCGGCGGTGATGATGATCACCGGGGCCGTCGACGTTCAGGCAAACCGGTTGGAATTCATGGCCATGGGCTGGGGTGCCGGCATGGAGCGCTGGGTTATTGATTTCCAGATCGTTTCGGGCGATCCCGCAGACGAACGCACCTGGGCGGCGCTGGATGAATTGCTCAAGGCTAAATATCGCCATCCGTGCGGTGTGGGCTTGGGTATTCTGGCCACCGCCGTCGACTCCGGCGGTCACCACACCGATGAGGTTTACCAGTTCTGCCGTGTTCGTCGCTGGCGCAACGTGTTCGCTATCAAAGGTGCAAGCAAACCTGGGAAGCCGGTCATTGCTCAACGCCCCTCGATGGTCGACGTGACCTGGAAAGGCCAAACCGAACGCAACGGTGCTGAGCTGTGGTTCGTCGGTACCGACACGGCAAAGGACTGGATCTACAACCGCTACCCGTTCGAATCCGGTCCGGGTGCGTTGCACTTTGCCAATGACTTGCCGGATGACTTCTTCGATCAGTGCGTCGCAGAGCGCAAGGTTGCGCGCTACGTGCGCGGTCATAAGCGCATCGAGTGGGTCAAGGGCAAAGCCGAGCGCAACGAAGCGCTCGACCTGATGGTGTATTGCCTGGCCATGGCGCATTACCTGGGCCTGAATCGCTACAAGGAGCACGACTGGGAGCGCGTGCGTCAGTCCCTGGCGCAATCGGGTCTGTTCGACGAAGCGCTGGGAATTAAACCGGTGCAAGGCGAACGGGTCGATAGTCCTGGTCCAGCAACGCCTTCTCGGCAACCGGCGTCACCACCCGTTGTTCCGCTCGTGCAAACGCGCCCCGTAGCAACACCACCTCAACGCCGCAGTTCCACCAGCGGTTACCTGAAGAGACGCTGATATGTCATTTACCCAGAAGCACCTCGACGCGGTTGAGGCGGCCATCGCTCGCGGTGAGAAAGTCGTCCGCTACACCGATCGCACCGTGGAGTACCGCACCGTCGACGAGTTGCTCAAGGCACGCGAAGAGATTCGCACGTCGCTGATCAGCGCCGCTGGACCACGCTCTCGCGTGGTCAGGCTGTATCACGGAGGCAAGGGAGTCTAATGGCCCGTCACTTTCCGACGCTCACCCGTAACGGATTCGTGTTGCCGTCGAACATCAAGGCCAGTTACGAAGGCGCCGGGGAGGGCCGACGTTCCACTGGTTGGGATGCTCCCGACAACGGGATCAACAGCATCAACACCCCGGCATTGCGCAACCTGCGTTCGCGCTCTCGGGCAGCGGTTCGCAATGACCCGTATGCCTTCAACGTTATCGATAAACGCGTCAGCAACCTGATCGGCACGGGCATCACCCCCCGGCCGACCACTGACGACGATGCTTTACGCAAATTGCTGCAGGAGCTGTGGGGCGATTGGGTCGATGAATCGGATGCGGATGAACGCACCGACTTCTACGGCCAGCAGGCCCTGGTAGCGCGCACGGTTGAAACCTCTGGTGAGTGCTTTGTGCGGCTGCGACCGCGCAGCCTGGACGAGGGTTTGGCGGTTCCGCTGCAGCTGCAGATTCTGGCGCCGGAGTTTGTCCCGCACGACAAGTACGAGAGCACCAAATCCGGCAACGTTATCCGCGCCGGGATCGAGTTCAATCCCGGCGGCAAACGGGTGGCGTACTGGATGTACCTGTCACATCCACGCGACGCGTCGTCGCTGAACGCCGGCTACAACCAGCTGGTGCGGGTGCCGGCGGCCCAGGTGCTGCACATTTTTGAACCGGTCGAGCCGGGTCAGCTGCGAGGCGTGCCGCGATTGTCGCCGGTGCTCAAGCGTTTGCGCAGTCTCGACAACTACGATGACGCGGTGTTGTTTCGCCAGGAGGTGGCCAACCTGTTTGCCGGCTTCATCAGCCGGCCGGCTCCGGACTCGGGGCAGACGCCACGAGATCCGGTCACCGGCCAGCTGTTGGATCTCGATCGTGACGGCTTCACACCGATGGTCGCGCTGGAACCCGGAACCATGCAGGAACTGGGGCCAGGTGAAGAGGTGGAGTTCTCCAAGCCACCGGACGCGGGCAACAACTACCCGGACTTCATGCGGCAGCAACTGATGGCCGCCGCCGCTGGGTCCGGCACGCCTTACGAGATCCTCACCGGCGACATGCGCGGGATCAACGACCGAGCGTTACGTGTGGTGCTCAACGAGTTTCGGCGCCGCCTGGAACAACTGCAATTCGGTGTTTATGTCCACCAGCTCTGCCGCCCAGTGCGGGCCGCCTGGATGGACATGGCCGTGTTGTCGGGTGTCCTGGTACTGGGCGATTACGCGCAAAAGCGTCGCGACTACCTGCGTACCCGTTGGGTGCCGCAAGGTTGGGCCTACATCCAACCGGTGCAGGACGTTCAGGCACGACGGATGGAAGTGCAGGCCGGCTTTGCCTCACGCAGCGAGATGGTCCTGCGCACTGGCTACGACGCCGAAACAGTCGACCTGGAAAACGCCGCCGATCTGGCGCGGGCCACCGCACTGGGACTCAACTACAACACCTTGGATGCCGTCGAGCCAATCGACGACAAGGAGCAACCATGAGCAAAAAAGCGCGACCGCGCGTTTACAACCGGGCAGGCCAGCGTGTGCAAGTTCAGGACAAAACCTGGTACGCGTTGCAGTCTAGCGGCGAGGACACCGAGAGAGTGATCGAAGTCTTTGTCTATGGCGAGATCGGCACTTGGGGCATTACTGCCAATCAATTCGTGCAGGATCTGCGCGCCATGGACGACGGCGTCTCGCCGGTGATCGCGGCATTCAACAGCATCGGCGGAGATTTGTTTGACGGGTTGGCGATGCACAACGCGCTGTCGCGTCTGGGCGAGCGCTGCACCGGCCGGATTGATGCGTTGGCCGCCAGTGCGGCCAGCGTGGCGGTGTGTGGTGCACACCGTGTCGTCATTGCATCGAACGCCATGCTGATGATCCACAACCCTTACACCTATGCCGGAGGCGACGCTGAGGACTTCCGCCGGGTCGCTGATGTGCTGGATCAGACCCTGGAGGCGATCATCGCGGCCTACAAGGCCAAGGCGTCGGACATCGATGACGCGGAGCTGCGGCGCATGGTCAACGCCGAAACTTGGCTGACGGCCAATGAAGCGGTGGCACTGGGCCTGGCCGATGAAGTCGGCGACGGCATTACGGTCAAGGCCTGCCTCGGCCAAGGGGCCGTGCTGCAGCGTTACCAGCATGCACCGGCTGAACTGGTGGCTCAACTCGATGAACCACCGGAAGTGGATCCCGACCTGGATCAGCTCGATCCACCCTTGGTGCCGCCGGTGGTCGATTCGGCCAAGTTGGCACTGATGATCACCCAGCGCTGCACGGCGGCGGGCATCAGCAATCTTGTTGAGCCGCTGCTCAGTTCGACCCAGCTCGAAAGCGAAGAGATCGTCCTGGCCGGACTTACCCGTGCCAAGGCCGTGAATGACCTGTGCGTCGCGGCCCGTTTGCCGGAGTTCAGCGCCGAGTACGTTTCAGCGGGACTGGATGCGGCGGCGGTTCGAGCCCGTCTGTTCGACAAAATTGTCACCAGCGGTAAGGGCTTTGAAATCGACAACAGCCTGCCGCTCGACCACGACCCGGCACCCAAGGTGCTGGCCAAACAACCTGATCCCACCTCGATCTGGGCTTCGCGACAAGCGGCTCAATCTGGAACCGCGCACGGCGCGAAAGGAGCAAGAACATGACCATCAAAAAAGAACCGTTCCACGCGGGTGAGTTTCTCCTGTCCGAGGGCGCTGGAAACATCTCGCGGGAAACGATCAACGTTGCCGCTGGCCCTGCGCTGAGTCCGGGTCAGGTTCTCGGTCTGGTGACGGCCACAGGCGAATTTGCGCCGTATGCTCCGGCCGCTGAAGACGGTACCCAGGCTGCCGTGGCGATTCTCTACGGGCCACTGGGAGAGTCGGACATCGTACGCCGGGGTCGCGCCGTTGTGCGCATGGCGGAGGTCAGCGAAGTGCACCTGACCGGGTTGGACCCCGAGGCCGAAAAAGACCTGGCCGCCCATTTCGTGATCGTTCGTTAAGACCGTCAATCACGTTTGCCCAGCCCGCCTTGAGCGGGTTTTTTCATTTCTGGAGAGTACCCATGGCCGAGATCGCCATTTTTGACGACGAAGCGTTTACCGTTACCGCGTTGACTGCTGCACTCAACGATCAACCCTACGTGCCGGGCCGCATCAGCGCCCTGGGCCTGTTCCGCGAGGAAGGCATTACCACCCTGACCGTTCAGATCGAAAAGGACGGCGACACCCTGGCACTGGTGCCAGCCGGGGAACGCGGCAGCTCTGGCCTGGTAGTCGCAGCCAGCAAGCGCAACTTGATCCCGTTCAACACCGTGCACTTGCCAGAACGCTTTACCATCAAAGCCGACGAGATCCAGGGCATTCGTGCATTCGGTACCCGCACCGAATTGCAGGCGGTGCAAGATGTGGTCAATGCCCGCCTAGCCAAAGCGCGACGTCAGTTGGATGCCACGCACGAATTCCAGCGCATGGGCGCCCTCAATGGCCTGATTCTCGACGCCGATGGCCAAACACCGCTGTTGGATATCTATGCATCCTTCGGAGTGCAGCGTCAGAAGCTGCCCATGGGCCTGGCCGATCAGAGTACCGAGCTGCGAGTTAAATGCGGCGAAGCACTGGATATGCAAGAGGACGCTCTCGGTAGTGTGACCAGTACCGGTTCTCGCGCCTTCTGCGGCAAGCATTTCTGGAACAAGTTGATCGTTCACAAGGCAGTCAAAGAAACCTACCTCAACAGCCAGCAAGCGGCAGCGTTGCGCGGTGATGCTCGGGAAAGCTTCGAGTTCGGTGGCATTGTTTGGGAACGCTACCGTGGCAAGGTGGCCGGTGTGTCATTTGTCCACGACGACAAGGCCCTGCTGGTTCCTGAAGGCGTCCCGGATCTGTACATCTCGGTGTTCGCACCGGCTGACTACATGGAAACGGTCAATACCCAGGGTATCCCGTACTACAGCAAGATTGAGCCGATGCAGTTCGGCAAGGGCATGGCCGGCGAAGCGCAGTCCAACCCGCTGCACCTGTGCACCCGGCCTCGCGCACAGATTCTGCTGGAGCTCTGACCGTGGGCTTTCGCGACCTGATTGCCGAGGTCGACGCGGTGGTATTCGAAACGCTGGGCGACAGCGCGCGGATCGAGGGCCGTGCTGAACCGGTGCTCGGCATGTTCGCCGCGCCCTGGTTACAGCCCAAGTTCGGCAAGCTCAACACCGGGTTGCGTGAGCCGAGGTTCGAGATCCGCGTCAGCGATTCGCATGGCCTGGAGCAGGGCATGCTGGTCAGCATTGATCTGCCCGCGCTGGATGGCGGTGGCGATTACGACCTGCTGCAGCTGGAACCGAGCGGTGACGGTCTGGTCGCCTTGATCCTGAGGATGCGCGCATGAGTGTCGGCAGTTACTTCAAGCCCTCGGCCGGTGGCGGGATGATTTCCATCCAGTCCTCGACGTCGGACCTGAAAGCGTTCGAGGACTTCGCCAAGCTCGTGCCCAAAGCCGCCGCAGCCGCGCAACGTCGAGCGATCAACAAAACGTTGGGTTGGCTGCGTACGCACATTGCCCGGGCCGTCAGTCGGCAGGAACGTATTGCCGTTGCAGCGGTTCGTCAGCGCTTGCGCAGCTACCCGGTCGCCGGCGGGGCCACCAGCGGCAAGTTGTGGTTCGGTTTGAATGCCATCGAGTCCAGTCGGATAGGTCGGGCACGACAGTCTGGTAATGGCGTGTCGGTGGCCGGTCGACGTTATCAGGGCGCCTTTCTCAAGAAGGTCTACGGCAACAAGCCCGACATCTGGATCCGCACCGCGAGCAAGCACTTCAATGCGGGCGATTATCCCGATACCACGGTGTCTTCAAATCGTGGCGCCAGTTCGGGTTGGGTGGCGGAAAACGGTAGTCGCTTTCCGCTGGCCAAAGCCAAGGTGTCACTGGAACAAGCCCGGCCGCACTTTGACAGTTGGGTCAAACGCGCCGACGCGCGCCTGCTGGAAATCTTGCGGCAGGAATTCAACTTTGAGCTGCAAAAGTATTTGAAGGGGACGACCAATGCCTGACGAGCCTTTTAGTTTTGACCAGCTTTACCGGGCAATTGAGCAGCACCTGAAGGCTAATCTGCCGGGCGTTCACGCGGTGACAGCTTGGCCGAACATCAAGGATCGCATTGCATTGCCGGCGGTGTTCATTGAACTGGCTGAGATGGAACCCGGTCTCGACATCGGCACAGGGCAGACGAGCGTCATTTGCAAGTTTGAGGCCCGAATCATTGTCGACCCCATACGCCCCCAGCATTGCCAGCAAGCCGCGCACCTGGCAGCACAGCTGGCTGTCTTGTTGCGACTGCAAACGTGGGGGCTTGAGGTAGAGCATGCCGAGTTTGTTCAGGCGATGCAGGACTGGACCAAACCGGAGCTGGATGGCTACGTGGTCTGGTTAGTGGAGTGGACGCAGCAGATCTACCTCGGCGAGGAAGAATGGCCATGGCCTGACGAGCCACCGGGTACCCTGATGCTGGGCTTCAACGACGACGGCAAAGCCGACTTTTTCAAACCTGAGGACCTGCCGTGAGTTACGCGAGCGCCGAGCATGATCGCATGATTGCAGCCATGTTGATGCCGTGTGCGGTGGTCGGTGTGGATCTGGCCGCGGGCATGGTGCGCGTCACCAATGGCGAGTGGACCAGCGCCTGGGTGCGTTGGCACAGCTTGGCCGCCGGTAAGGCGCGGCACTGGCGGTCACCGAGCTTGGGCGAGCAAGGGGTGTTGCTCAACCCCAGCGGCCAAGCCGGCCTTGGTACTTTTGTTCCGGGGCTGTACGGCAATGCTGGCGCGCCGCCGGATAACCGCGATCATGTGGAGGTTTGGCGCTTTGATGACGGTGGTTCGCTGGTCTACGACTGGCAGGCCAAGTCTTACACCATCACCTTGCCGAGCGGGACGGTGACCATCAAAGTCGCCAGTACTGAGGCGGTCGTCACCGATGCCGCCGTTACCGTTACGACCGGCAATATCAACCTGAAAGCGGCGGTGACCATCGACGGCGCGCTACACGTCACGCAGGGCATCACCAGTGCTGGGGCGATTATTGACGCCGGTGGCAACAGCAATCACCACACGCATTGATTTCAATTCCAAATCAGCCCGCCAAGTGCGGGCTTTTTCATGCCTGGAGTGGGCCTTATGAGTAAGTCTAGAACCGATGCCAATTCGAATGATACTGGCGAAGCAATCGCAGTGCCGGGATTGAAACCGGCACCGTTGGGTTTTCCGGCTATGTCTGACGCGGTTGAGGCCGTCGGGCCACTGCGCGTATTTCGCGACAAGGTTTTCACCTCGCGGACATTGATCCTACCCGGCGGCGGCACTCTTGCTGTTGTCGCGGGTCGTGTCGCTGCCTTTGGTGATGATCAATATGAGTTTCTGAAAGCGCATCCAGATTTGGAGCTATTGCCGGAGTAATCAAATGATCGGAATGGATCGCCACACCGGCCAACCCATTTCCGGCATCGCGCATCTGCGCCAGTGCATTGCCGACATCCTGGGCACGCGGGTGGGCAGTCGCCGGCACCGGCCGGAGTACGGCAGCAACATCCCCTTGTACGTCGACATGCCGGTGAACGAAGGCTGGAAAAGCTCGGTGCAGGCCGAGGCGGTCCGGGCGATCAGTCGCTGGGAGCCGCGCGTCAAGCTGGAGCGCGTCCGCGCACTCTCGGTGCTGGGCGGGCAAATCAATCTGAGCATTGCCGGCGAATACCTCGGCGACCGTTTTCTGTTTGAGGTGAGCGTATGAGCATCGTTGATCTGTCGGCGTTGCCGGCGCCGGACGTGTTGGAAGGTCTGGACTTTGAAGACACTTACGACGAAGCGCTGGGCACCTTTCGCGGCTACATGGGCGATAACTGGAGCGCGCCGCTTGAGAGTGATCCGGTGGTGAAGTTGCTGGAGGTGGCCGCCTATATGAAGGTCGCTAACCGTGCCCGGGTTAACGATGGCTGCAAGGCGCTGCTGTTGGCCCATGCGATCGGCCCTGACCTTGATCACCTGGGCGCCAATTACAACCTCAAGCGCCTGGTGATTCAGGCCGAGGATCTGTCGGCGGTGCCGCCGGTGCCGGAGGTCAAGGAGCAGGACGACCCGTTTCGCGAGCGCATCCAGTTGGCCTTTGAGGGGCTGACCACGGCCGGCCCGCGCGCAAGCTACATCCTGCATGCCCGTAACGCCTCGGGGTTGGTGATGGACGCCACGGCGGAAAGCCCGGCGCCGTGTTACGTCACCGTCACGGTGTTGAGTTCCGAAGGCAAGGGGGTGGCCAGTGCCGAGCTGCTGGCCACGGTCAAGGCGGCGCTGAATGACGAAGACGTGCGGCCGGTGTGCGATCGGGTCACGGTGCAGAGTGCGCAGATTATTGATTATCGCATTGACGCCATTTTGCACATGGCCGGCGTGGGGCCTGAAGGGGATGCCAGTTTGGCCGAAGCCAACCGACGCTTGGCGGCGTGGATCAATCCGCGCAAGCGCTTGGGCGTCGAGGTGGCCCGTTCGGCGGTCGACGCGCAATTGCACGTGGCCGGCGTGGCCCGGGTTGAGCTGGTCGGCTGGGCGGATCTGGCCCCGACCAAGGCGCAGGCGGCGTACTGCGTGGGCTATGACGTGAAACTGGCGGGGGCATCATGAAAAGCCTGCTGCCGAGCAATAGCACGCAACTGGAGCGCGCCCTGGAGGCGGCGTTTTATGAGCGAACCATTGTCCCGTTGCGCACCTTGTACAACGCCGATACCTGCCCGGTGCATCTGCTGCCGCATTTGGCGTGGGCGTGGTCGGTCGATCGCTGGGACCCCGGATGGACCGAGGCGACCAAGCGCGCGGCCATCAAGGCGTCCTATTACATCCATGCCCACAAGGGGACCATCGGCGCGTTGCGCCGGGTGGTCGAGCCCCTGGGCTATCTGATTGAAATCGTCGAGTGGTTTAACACGGTGCCGGAAGGCCCGCCGGGCACCTTTGCGCTGAAGGTCGGTGTGCTGGATACCGGGATCACCGAAGAAATGTATCAGGAGCTGGAGCGCCTGATTGATGACGCGAAACCCGTCACGCGGCACCTGACCGGGCTGGCGATCAGCCTGGAAACCCAAGGCGTTTTAGACATCAGTGTCGCCGTGTATGAAGGCGACGAAATCGACGTGTATCCGCCGGTCATGCGTGACATCGAAGTCACCGGCACCTTCGGCGTAGTCGGCCGCGAACACTCCATAGACACCCTGGACGTTTATTATGATTGATGCGAATTCGCAGTTTTTTGCGATCCTCACGAACGTGGGGATGGCCAAGCAGGCGAACGCCGACGCGCTCGGCATTCCCTGGAAGCTTACGGAAATGGGCGTGGGTGATGCCAACCTGACCGACCCGATTCCGAGCGCAACGCAAACCCAACTGATCCGCGAATGGCGCCGCCGTCCGCTGAATCAGCTCAAGATTGATCCAGCCAATCCGGCGGTGATCATTGCCGAGCAGGTCATTCCGGCCGATGAGGGTGGTTTCTGGATTCGCGAAATCGGCCTGTATGACGCGGACGGCGATCTGGTGGCTGTGGCCAACTGCGCGCCGAGTTTCAAGCCGGTGCTGTCGCAGGGCTCGGGTCGCACGCAAGTGGTGCGGATGAATTTCATTGTGTCCAGCGCTGCCAATATCACGCTGAAGATTGACCCGTCGGTGGTGCTGGCGACGCGTGAGTATGTCGATTCGAAGGTTCTGGAAGAACTGTACAAGCTCGACAGCAAGCAGTCGGTGCGCGTGGCCACCACGGCCAACATCGCGCTGGCGGGTTTGCAGCCCGTCGACGGCGTCGCCCTGGTGGCGGGCGATCGGGTGTTGGTGAAAAACCAGACGGTGGCCAAGGACAACGGTCTGTATATCGTGGCGGCTGGGGTCTGGCCGCGTGCGCTGGATGCCGACAGCAGTGCCGAAGTCACGTCGGCGCTGGTGGTGGCGGTCGAGCAGGGCGCCACGCTGGCCGACAGCCGTTGGCAGTTGGTCACGGACGGGGTGATTATTCTCGGCAGTACGTCGCTGGTGTTTCAGGACGTGACCCAAGGTTACGCCCCGATCAACTCCCCGGCGTTTCTGGGCTCGCCTACGGCGAATACGGCACCGGCTGGCAGCAATACACGGCAACTGGCCAACGCAGAGTTTGTGCGCACGGCCGTGCATGGAAGCACGTTTATTGACATCTCTGGTGCGGGCACTCTTGCGCTGACGGCCGCTGAGGCAGGGACGGGGACATTGACCTTGTTTGGCGCCTTGACCGGCAACCGCACGATTGTGGTTCCAACCGTACAGACGCGCTTGCAAGTAGTTAACAGCACCACCGGCGCCTTTTCCTTGACGGTGAAAACGGCGGCCGGCGCGGGTGTTGCGGTCACGCAAGGGACGTCCACGCTGTTGTTCGTCACGGGTGCTAATACCATCGCTCAGCAGCAGAGCGACTTTGACAGCATTGCCATGACCGGCAATCCGACGACCCCAACGCCGGCCGCTGGTGACAATGATAAGTCGGTAGCGAACACCGAGTTTGTGCAGCGCGCGAAGGGTGGCTATCGAGGATTCACCGTTCTGACGGCGGCAGCAGCATTGACGGTAGCGGATATTGGCAACTTGGTCTCGGTTAACGGGACTTTCACAGTCACCTTGCCGGCATCAAATCTCGTTAATCGAGGAGAGGCAATTCATTTTCGCAATGTTGGCGACGGAGCTGTCACCGTAGCCTGTGCTGGTGCTGACATAATTGACGCCGGCGGCATCGCGCTTGCGAACATCACATTACAGCCAGGCGCCAGCCTGGAGCTGGTCAACGCTGGGGGTACGAACTGGTGGGCATCGGGCTCGGCTCAGTTGCAATACTCCACTGTTCGAGAATCGTTCGGCGGGGTGATCGGTGATGTGCGCAACGGTCGCATGTCGGTTACAGCCCCTTCGCTAACAGCAACTTACAAGGCCGATGAACTACTTGTAATGGCTTCCTATGGAGGTCTCCATAGGCTGGTCGGCGTCAACAAGTCGATCAACTTATCTGCCGTAGGTGCGGGCGGCATGGGCGTGGCTGGCGGTGCGCCGGTCAATGGGTGGCTTGGTATTTACGTGGTCTACAACCCTGACACCAAAGCCATGGCGCTTGTGGGCGTGAATGGCACCCCCGGCGTTCTGTCAGAAAAATGCCCGCCCGCCAGCTTGCCAGCCGGCTATACCGCCTCTGCGCTGGTGGCGGTAGTTCCGATTAACGCAAGTGGTCAGTTCCCTGTTTTGGAAGTGGTGGACCGGGAGGTGATGACCTACAAGTCGATCTATGGCGGCCTCGTGGCGACACTCACGCCCGTTTCCCTTACTGCCTCAGTGCCACCCAATGCCAAGAGCATCAACATGAACGCGGCCAGCACTGTCAATGCTGCCGGGCAATGCACTGTAATCGCCGCCGGCACTGCGGCGGGCTCGGCCAACCCTGGATTTACGACGTATGTGGGCCAGTCGACGGCGGCAGGCCAGAACGTTACGTTCACGTTTCGCGACGTGCCATTGTTTACGACGCAATACATTTGGCTGCAAGCCACTGGGCCTTTGACGACCACCCAATTTAACTGCTACGGGTACAAATTCTGATGATCACTGAAACAGTTTGCGTTCAATTTTCAGACGATACCTTCAGTCGAGTAATTGGGACTTTCGGCGGCCCACAAGATCCGAGTGTGTGGCCGAATCAAGTCGAGATTGACGCTGCCGATCCTCGGTATCTGGACTATGTCGCTCGCGTGAATGGTGGGCACTCCATTGTCCTGCCCACCGTGGAGGAACTTTGTTTGCGTGTCGATCAGGCCGCAGATGCGGCCCGTGTGGAAGTTGCGGGTGATCCTCTGCGAGCTTTGGAGTATCAGCGCACGGCCGATGAGGCGCAGGCGTTCAAGGCCGCCGGCTATCCAGTGGCTGCAATCCCGCCAATGGTCGCGGCATGGGCAATCAATGGTCGAACGCCACAGCAAGCAGCTGACAACATTCTTTCCGAGGCTGAGGCCTATAGCGCCGACCTGGTGTGGATTCGAACTACCCGTTTGGCCGCCAAGGAACAAATCCGGGCGTGTATGGCCAGCGAACAGGAGGAAGACGCTGAGGAGCTTGCAAACTCGGCAGTCAACATGATCCGTGCGTTTTTTGCAGCGGCCGCCGACAGCACCGACACACCGGCGCCCGTGCCGGAGGGCGCGCAATAAAGTTCGTTAAACGCCCTGCACTGACGGGGCATTTTCTTTTCCGTTACGCGTAACACGAACCACCCCGACAGCCTCGCTCACGCGGGGCTTTTTCGTTTCTGGAGATTGATAAATGTCTACTGGATTTTTCCATGGCGTCACCACCACGCTGATCGACACCGGTGCGCGCACCATCTCGCTGCCGTCGTCGTCGATCATTGGTCTGTGCGACACCTTCACCCCGGGACTGCTGGGCGGCGGTAAGGCTCTGGCCGGCGAGCTGGTGTTGCTCACGTCCGAACGCGAAGCCATTGCCGCCTTCGGTCCTGACTCGGCAATCACCAAGGCCGCCAAGGCGATCTACGTGCGCGCCAAGGCGGTGATCGTCGCCATCGGCGTGCCCAAGCTGGAAGACGCCGCGCTGCAAACGTCCGCCATCATTGGTGGCGTTCTGGCCGATGGTCAGCGTACTGGCCTGCAAGCGCTGCTGGATGGCAAGAGCAAGCACAACGCCCAGCCGAAACTACTGATTGCCCCGGGGCATTCCTCGACGCAAGCGGTGGCCACGGCCATGGACGCCCTGGCGGGCAAGTTGCGCGCGATCGCCATCATCGACGGCCCGAACACCACCGATGAGGCGGTTATGGCTTACGCCCAGGAGTTCGGCAGCAAGCGCCTGTATCTGGTCGACCCCGGCGTCAAGTATTGGGACACCGTCGCCAGTGCCACCGTCGACGCGCCGGCCTCGGCGTGGGTCGCTGGGCTCTTTGCCTGGACCGATGCCAATTACGGTTACTGGGCGTCGCCGTCGAACAAAGAGTTTGTCGGCATCACCGGCACCAAACGCCCGATCGAGTACCTGGACGGCGACGAAACTTGCCGGGCCAACCTGCTGAATAACGCGAACATCGCCACGATTCTGCGCGATGGCGGTTATCGCCTGTGGGGCAACCGCACGTTGTCCACCGATCCGAAATGGGCGTTCGTTACCCGGGTGCGCACCTGCGACATCCTGATGGATGCGATTCAGGCCGGGCACAAATGGGCGGTCGACCGCTCGATTACCAAGACCTACGTGCAGGACGTGACCGAAGGCCTTCAGGCATTCATGCGCGACCAGAAGAACGCCGGCGCGGTGATCAACTTCGAAGTCTATGCGGACAAGGAGATGAACACGGCCAGCCAAATCGAGCAGGGCAAAATTTACTGGCGCATCCGCTTCACCGACGTGCCGCCGGCAGAAAACCCGAATTTCCTCATTGAAGTCACCAACGAATGGTTGACCGAAGTTCTTGAAACCGCCTAAGGGGGCCGCTCAATGATTCCTCAAGTTCTCTCCAACATGAACGCGTTTGTCGACGGTGTGAGTTTCGCCGGCGACGTGCCGACCCTGTCGCTGCCCAAGCTGACGCAAAAGACCGACGACTATCAGGGCGGCGGCATGTCGGCGCCGATTGAAATGGCCATGGGCCTGGAAAAGCTGGAAGCGGCATTTACCACCAACGGCGTGCGCCGCGAGTCGCTGAAGTACTTCGGTCTGGCCGATCAGACCGCTTGCACCATCGTCTTTCGGGGCGCCTTCCGGGGCCTGCGAGGCGTGGTGACGCCGGTCGTGGTCACCCTGCGCGGCGGCATCAAAGAGGTCGACATGGGCGACTGGAAGCCGGGCGACAAGGCGGAAATCAAGCACGCGATCAAGGCGGTTTATTACAAGCTCGAAATCGACGGTCGCGTGATGTTCGAAATCGACCCGCTCAACATGATTCAGGTGGTCGACGGTGTCGATCAACTGGCGGCAGAACGTTCGGCCCTCGGCCTCTAAGGACTAAAAGAACATGACTCAAGCAACCCAGGACACCAGCGAGCCGACTTTGCCGAAGTGGCTGAAGCTGGTCGATGAGAGCGTGACCGTAACGCTCAAATACCCAACCCTGATCAGCGGCGTATTGACTGATTCGCTGACCATGCGTGCGCCCAGTCTCAAGGATTGGCGCGCGTCAAAGATCGCCGGCAATGGCGACTATGAAAAGCAAGAGCTGTCGTTGTTCGGCAGCTTGACCGGGCTGTCTGAGGTCGAGCTGTTGACCTTGAAATTCAAGGACTACCAGCGCCTTACGGCGGGCTATTTTCGCCTGGTCGAAGAAGACGACGTTTAACGCCGTCACGCTTAGGGACACGGCTCAACGCTTGGCCAAAGAGACAGGGTTCTCGGCGGCCGAGATTGAGGGCCTGCCCTTCGATCAGATGCTGTGGTGGCTCACGGATTGAGCCGCCTTTGAACTACCCGACGTATAGGGCACGCACATGGCGAACAAACTCGCGCTCGGTCTGGTCATTGGCGGGGCGGTCAGCTCCACGGTGGGCTCGGCGTTCAAGGACGTCACCAGTCGCATCAAGCGCCTGGAGACGGAAGGCAAAAAAGCCCGGGTGCTGGAAAAGACCATTGGCGACACCATGCGCCTGCGCGACGAATGGCGCCGGGCGCACATGGCGGGCGAGAAGGGTGCCTCGGCGTTGCAAAAGCAACTCGAAAGCAACCTGAACAGCCTGAAGAAAGAAGGCGTGGAGGTGCGCAATCTGACCAAGGCCTATGCGGCCATGGGGCAGGCGGCGAACAAGGCCGAGCTGAAGGCCAAAGGTCACCAGCAACTCGACGAAGGCAAGCAGAAACTCAAAAGCAGTGTCGGCCAAGCGGTGGCCGCCACGGCGGCGATGGCGATCCCGACCAAGGTCAGCGCGGACTATGGCGCGATCATTCGCGACATTGCGATCAAGTCGAACATTGCCAACAAGCCCGAAGAAGCGCAGCTGTCGAAAAAGATCGTCGACACGTCGCGCGATACGGGCATGGCGCGCAATCAGGTGGCCGAGGTGGTCAACGCCCTGGTGGGCGCCGGTATGGAGCTGGACAAGGCCCTGCAATACGCCCCGACCGCCGCCAAGTTCGCCGTGGGGCAGGGCTCCGACGGTGGCGAAACGGCGCGCATGATCAACGCCCTGGGGCAGAACGCCAAGATCACCGACCCGGCGATGATGCAGAAGGCCCTGGAGGCGATCGCCTATCAAGGGCAGGCGGGCAGTTTCGAGGCGGCCGACATGGCGCGTTGGTTCCCCGAGTTGCTGGCGGGGATGGGCAAGCTGGGCATCACCGGCATGGACTCGGTGTCGCAACTGGGCGCCATGCTTCAGGTGCAAATGAAGACTGCCGGCGGCTCCGATGAGGCGGCCAACAACCTCAAAAACTGGATGGAAAAGATCGGCTCGGGTGACACGGTCGAGGCCTATAAAAAGGCCGGGATCGATTATCAGGCGTCGATGAATACCGGGCTGCAGAATGGTAAATCCACTCTGGAATCCAGCTTTGAACTGGCGCAAAAGTACATTGCCGCGACCGATCCGAAGAAAGCCGCCGCCATGGCCGAGGCCACGGCCAAGATCAGCAAGGAGGCCGACCCGGAAAAAGCCAAGGCCATGATTGCGTCCCTGGAGCAAGCCTTGCGCACCGGCGATCTGTTCGCCGACATGCAGGTCAAGGGCGCCTTGACGGCGTTCATGCAAAACAAGGAGCTGTACGCCAGTCTGAAAAAGGACTCGGCCAACGCCACCGGGATCTTGGACAAGAACCTTGAGGAACGCCGGCAATCGTCGGCGCAGAAGTGGGCGGAAATGGCCCAGGGCGCGGACGACGCCATGCGCGCGATCGGCGACGCGTTTCGCCCGGTCACCGATGCCGTGGCGGACGGGCTGACCTACGTCACCCAAGGCCTGAGCAAACTGTCGGATGAATCGCCCAAGCTGGTGACCGGGATCGGCGCGGCCGTGGCGGCGGTGATCGCCTTTCAGAGCGCCATGAGTACCTTCAAGATCGCCAAGGGCTTGCTCAACATCGGGCGCGGTTCGCTGATGGGTAACCCGAACATCCCGCAAAAAGTCATTGTGGTGGGCGGTGGTGGTGGCGGTGGGGGTGGTGGTCTGGATGCTGGCGATCTGGACAACGACGGCAAGCGCGACAAGAAGGGCAGGAAGGGCGGCCGGGGTGGTAAAGGCGGCAAGTTGGCCAGTGTCGCCTCGACCGCCGCAAACACGGCCAAGGCGGCCAGCACGGCCGGCGCTGCCGGTTCAGTCGGGCGGGCGGTGAGTGGCGTCGGTCGAACCGTGGCCTCGGGGGTCAAAGGGCCGGCGATCTTTGCGGTCGTTGAGGCGGGTCTGAAAGCCAAGGACACCTACGATAACGCGGTGACGCAGGACGAAAAGGCCGAAGGCTACGGCGCGGCTGCTGGGGGCTTGGCGGGTACGTTGTCCGGGGCTGCTGCGGGCGCCGCGTTGGGCACCCTGCTATTGCCGGTCATTGGTACGGCGATTGGCGGCCTTGTCGGCGGTGTCCTCGGCAACATGGGCGGCGACGTTTTGGGGGGCTATCTGGGCAAGGCGGCGTTTGGCACGCCCGACGAGCTGAAGCGCCTTCCGGCGGCGGGGCCGCTGATGATGGCCAATGCCGGCAAGGACATCCCGCCGGTGCTGGGCGGGATTGCCCAATCGTTCGCCCCGTCGACCACCGGGCCGCTGATGCTGGCCAATCCCGCCGCCGGCCCGGGGGCGAGTGTCGCCGCGACGACGGCCGCTGCGCCGCCGGTGTCGTATGACCCGCGCGACCTCGACTCGAAAGACGCCATGCTGATGCCGCACTTTGCCAACAAGGTGCGTTTTCCGGGTTCGGAGTTGCGTCGACCGAAAGTCATTCGTTCGGGCCTGGAAGATCCCGCGCCGCAACCGGGTGAGGCCGCTGCGCCGCCGGTGTCGTATGACCCGCGTGACCTCGACTCGAAAGACGCCATGCTGATGCCGCACTTTGCCAACAAGGTGCGCTTCCCGGGCTCTGAGTTGCGTCGACCGAAAGTCATTCGTTCGGGCCTGGAAGATCCGGCGCCGCAACCGGGGCAGGCGGCCAAGGCCATGATGCTGCCGCCGGCCAGCGCCGACGCGGCGGCGGGGGCGTTGGTCAAGCCGATGGCGGCGAAAGCGGAGGCGCCCAAGGTTGAGTCCAACGTGGCGATTCAGGCGCCGTTTTCGCTGACGGTCAACGGTGACGTCAAGGACGCCGCGCAGCTGTACGGCCAGCTCAAGCCGTTGCTTGATCAGCACTATCGCGACATGGCCAAGCAAATGGGGAGCGCTCAGCTGTTTGATGCACCGCACGTTTAATCGGGAGGGCCTATGTCTGATCAAAACAAGACTGCATTGCAGCAGTTACAGTCGGGAATGAAGTTTCTGGCCACGGCTGGGGAAACCGGCCGGCGCAGCCTGGATGGCATGTTGGGTCCGGTGAATGGGGCGATCGGGGAAATCACCGGCGCGGCGTCCGAGCTGGAGGGCTTGCCCTTCGTCGGGCCGGCGATCGGGGCCAAGCTTCAGCGCGTCATGCGGGGGGTGAATGCGGCTCAGGCCCAGGTCGGAAAAGTGGTGGCCATGTACGGTACGGCCACCCGGGCGCTGTCGCAGATTGATGAGCGTATGGGGGTGCTGAAGGAACAGGCGGGCAAGGCGGCGACGGCGATCAACAAGATCGCCGGCAAGGTCAGTCCGTCGCTGGCCAACATCGTGCCCACGGGCGCCTTTGCCACGGATCAGACGCCGGCGCCGGAGGCGGTGAAGCCGTTCCCGCACCTGCTGATCATCCAGCCGCAAGACCCCAGAGCCCCGCCGTATTTCTTCAACCTCGACACGGCGGCGTTTGATGAGTTGCGCCGCTCAACCGAATTCCGCTGGGCCTCTCAGGAACGCCTGTCGCGTCGCCCGGCGCAACAGGGCGTCGGCATCGGCGACGAAAAGATCACGCTCAAGGGCGCGATCTTTCCCGGGTTCAAGGGCGGCCTGAAGCAGCTCGACACGCTGCGCGCGCTCGGCGCCCAGCTCAAGCCGCTGACCCTGACCACGGGCTATGGCGACGCGCTCGGCACCTGGTGCCTGAAAAGCCTCGACGAAGAACAAAGCGCGCTGATGCAGGGCGGCATTCCGCGTAAACAAGGGTTCACTCTGGAGTTTGTGCGCTATGGCGACGACATGCAGAACGTCTGACGGGGATCTGTTGGACACCATCTGTCATAACTTCTATGGCCACCTCAGCGGCAGCGTGGAGGCGGTCCTTGATGCCAATCAGGGGCTGGCCGATGAGCCCCAGCCGTACCGCGACGGCGTGGTGATCGTGCTGCCGGATCTGGCGGCGCCCGCCCAAGAGCAAGTCACCTTGTGGGACTGACGCCGTCCGGAGCGCTTGCCGGCGAATCCGTTCGTTACGCGTAACGCGCCACTCCTGCCCTGAGCCCGCCTTGTGCGGGTTTTCTTTTGGAAAAAATCCATGACTCCCATGTTTCGCATCGTGGCCGATGGCACCGACATCACCGGCCTGATCAACGATCGGCTGATTCAGCTCAGCACCACCGACAAGCCGGGCATGGATTCGGACACCTTCGAACTGCGCATTGATGACCGTGACGGGCAGGTGACCTTGCCTCGGCGCGGCATCGGGATCGAGGTCTACCTGGGCTATGCCGAGACGGGGCTGGCCCGCTTGGGCCGCTACGTTGTCGACGAAGTCACGGTGTCCGGCCCGCCGGATACGATCGTGATCAAGGGCAAGGCCAGCGACATGCGCGGCAGTGGCAAGACCATCCGCAGCGGGAGTTGGGAGGGCGTGCCATTGTCGAAGATCGTCGGCCACATCGCCGCGCGTAACGGTTGGGCGCCGGGGTGTCCGGTGTCGACGAAGGTCGCCCGGGCGGACCAGCTCAATGAATCGGACTTCAATTTCATCACGCGCCTGGCTAAGCAATACGACTGCACGGCCAAGGTGGCGGACGGCAAGTTGTTGGTGATGCCGCGTCAGGGCGGGCAGACCGCCAGCGGTAAGGCCTTCGGCGCGATCACCCTGACGCGCCGTGACGTGAGTCGCTGGCAATTCAGTCTCGGCGATCGCAACACGCATAAGTCGGTCGGGGCCAAGCATCAGGACAAGAAAACCGGAAAGCTGGTGGTGGTGTCCCTGGACAATGCCGACCTGCCGGCCGGGCTGCCGGCGGTGCATACCGATCGGCATATCTACCCCGACAAAACCGCCGCTGAATCCGCCGCCAAGGCGCGCTTGGCCGCCTTCAACCGATCGAGCGCCGGCGTGCGTTTTGAGATGCCCGGCCGCACGGACCTGTTTGCCGAACGCTCGATCATCGCCCAGGGCTTCAAGGTCGGCCTCGATGGCGAATACCTTGCCGACTCCGTCGAGCAGGTTTTTACCCAAGCCGGCTGGTCGACCACCGTCGAATGCAATGGCGGCAAGACGGGCAAGGCCAGCGCCAAGGGCAATAAAAAGAAGAAGGAAACCAAGCCGCTCAAAGTTGTGACCCTGTAACCGCGCAATTGCGCACCCCAATCCGCCGAGCGCGGTTTTTTTATGCCTGGAGTTTGTATGGCCATCACCGAGCAACAGCTACAACGCATCATGCCGAACGCCCGTCGCCAAGCGGGCGTTTTTGTATCCGCCCTCAATGCAGCCATGGCGCACCGGCAAATCAATACATCGAAGCGTCAGGCGGTGTTCCTGGCGCAGGTGGGTCACGAGTCCGGCCAACTACAGTACGTTCGTGAGCTGGGCGGCGAGCAGTACCTGAGCAAATACGACACCGGTAACCTCGCCGCGAAACTGGGCAACACACCCGAAGCGGACGGTGATGGTCAACGCTATCGCGGTCGCGGTTTGATCCAGATCACCGGCCGCAACAATTACCTGCGCTGTAGCTTGGCGTTGTTTGGTGATGAGCGACTGTTGCGCACGCCTGAGCTGCTGGAATTGCCGCAATGGGCCGCCGAGTCGGCCGCGTGGTTCTGGTGGGTTCGAGAGCTGAACGCTTTGGCCGATCGTGAGGAGTTCGAAGCGATCACCCGCAAGATCAATGGTGGCCTCAATGGTTTGGCAGATCGGCTGGAGTTGTGGGGACGGGCGAGGGCGGTGCTATGCGTCTCTTCGACCTGATCCCTGCGCCGTATCGGCTGCTAGCCAACAGTCTATTGCTGACCGCGTTGGCCAGCGGATCGGCCGCGATGGCCTGGCAGGTTCAGGATTGGCGCTACGGACAGCAACTGGCGGAGCAAGCCCGCCTGCAGACCGAGACGCTGAATCAGCTGACCCATGTCGCCGCGACGCAACAACAGGCCGAGCAGGACAAACGTCTAGCTCTGGAACAACGGCTGTCGGCCAGTGAACAAACCCATTATCGAGTCTTGAGCGATGTCCAACGTGATCAAGGTCGCCTGCGTGACCGTCTTGCCACTGCTGATCTGCGCCTGTCAGTCCTACTCGACGCAACCGTTGCCGCCGGCAGCGACTCAGTGTCAGCCACCGCCGCCTCCAGCGGCGTGGTTCATGGCCCCACAAGAGCCCACCTTGACCCAGCGCATGCTCAACGAATTATCGGCATCACCGATGCCGGCGACCAAGGATTGATCGCCCTGGCAGCTTGTCAGGCCTACGCCAAAGAAGTCTCAACAGCGAAGTGAAAAGAGCGGCCGGGTTGGATGCGTCAACATCCAACCCGACCGCCGTCCCTGCAGATGGTCCCTGCAAGTCCAGCCAAGGCTCTTACTCCGTGCACGAAGCGCGGCGAGCCTAGCACCTGTTTATCCATACAGTAAAGGTCTTGCTCTCTATGTCTACACCCATCATCCCTTGGATGGGCGGCAAACGCCGCCTGGCCGACCGCCTCATTCCGCTATTTCCGCCTCACGAATGCTACGTCGAAGTTTTTGCCGGCGGCGCTGCGCTGTACTTCATGCGGCCCCAGGCTGCGCCCGTTGAAGTCCTCAACGATATCAACGGCGACCTGGTGACGCTGTACCGCGTCGTGCAGAACCACCTGGAAGAATTCGTGCGCCAGTTCAAATGGGCGCTGAGCTCACGCCAAGTGTTCGAGTGGCAGAAGATGACCCGCCCCGAAACCCTCACCGACATCCAGCGCGCCGCGCGATTCTTCTACCTGCAGCACCATGCCTTTGCCGGCAAGGTCACCGGGCAGACGTTCGGTACTGCCACCACTGGCCCGGCCATCAACCTGTTGCGGATCGAGGAAAACCTCTCGGCTGCCTGGCAGCGTCTGTCCGGCACCTATGTCGAAAATCTCCCCTGGCTTGAATGCGCGGAACGCTATGACCGTGCCCACACCTTCCATTACATGGATCCGCCTTACTGGCAGACAGCCGGCTATGGCGTGGATTTTCCATTCGAGAACTACGAGCGCATGGCCGATTTCATGCGCCGCTGCAAAGGCAAGGTGATGGTCAGCATCAATGATCACCCGGACATCCGGCGGGTGTTTAAGGGATTCCATTTCGAGACGCTGGACATCCGTTACTGCAACACCAATCAGCGGCAGGGGAAGGCTGAGGTGAGTGGTGAGCTGGTGATCATGAATTGGGAGCCGGCTGCCTTGGGCGGATTGTTTTGATTGTCCAGAAGATAGACAGGGATAATTATAGTCGCTAACGGGATGGCGATTTCTTGTTCTTAATTTATAAAGACATACCGCGTCGGAGAGGCGTATCAACTACCTTTGCTGGTATTCCTCTCTCCGATATTTTTGTTATATATTTTATCGTACTCCTTTAGTAGCTTTTGAAGGCCGCTAAGTCTCAAAGAGTTCTCATTGCAGATGCCGTAATTATTAACTATATTTAGTAGAAGATCTCCGTTTGTGATTTGATGCTTGCTGCTGTCCAACGGTATTAGTTCTTTGGGTGGTTCCATGAATATTTCGGGAGGGAGTTTATAGCCTACGTTAATAAATGTGGTGTTTCCTTTGCTCAAGTTTTCTTTGAGTCCTTTAGAAAACGGAACTGGTGAGTTTTTATCTAGTACTGCAATGGCCCAACTTCGCATGTCATCATCCGCTTTGCCTTTTTCTGCGTTCAGAATAGTTAAGGCCATTTGGACATAATCTTTCTTCACGCCTTCTTCAGAAGTTTGTGTTTGGATTAGCCATCCGAATGTTGCTATCAAAACGGGAACAGCTATAGAGGAAAAGATAGAAGTATAAGCTTGGATTTTTGGCAGCGAATCTGATGGTCGCATCGGTGTTCATTCCTTTTGAAAAGAATCGATCATATCATTTTGATTTATTTTTCGACAGGGATGGTAAAGTTCTCGCATTGGTTACGAATATTGCCCAAGTCGTGACCGTCATGAACCATTCAAGGTTCTCGGTCGACTCGCCTTGAAGCAAAGAAACATGTTCAGATCATTTTATGGGGGGCGCTGGTTCCAGCCTCACCGGAGCTAGATCGAGTGAAAGTGCTACCGAGCATCAATCGTAGAGATTCCCATGCCCCCGGGACTTTTTCGCAATGGAATCCAAATCCTCAAAATTTCATCGTAATGATTAAAGATTTTACTGAATATATTTATCTTCCTCCGTAGGGTTTTTTGGATATTGAGCAAAGACAGGTAGTGCGAATAAAGAGCCGCTCCGAGCTTCATTGAGCCAGTGAAAGGCATGTTCAATGTTATGGTGGGCAATAATTTGCTCGGCCAGGATGTGATGGCCTAAAGCATATAGCGACTGAATTATATGGTGGAGAAAGTTTGACTTGTCAAATACATGCATGAATTCATGTTGGATCGAATTTTGATCGATATTTGCTTGATCGTTAATTTCGGATGCGTAACGGGAGTACAGTGATTCATAGTACTCTGTGAATGCGTAGTCATAAGCAAAGTAAAATAATGCATGTAGGCCGGCGGTAAGTTCGGGTGTGGCAATGTTTTCTAAGTCATACCATGATGAATTATCGCTAATCGTTTCGCTTAGCAACTCAGCAAAGGTAATAGTAATGCCTTCGTCCTGCTGGGTTTGCGGTGTCTTTATCTCCTGGTTGGATTCAATCCAAATGTCGATGATGTGTAGTAGCTGGGTGGGAGTGATTCCGGCAAGCGGTTTGCAAATGCCGATGTGTGGGGCAAGAGTATAATGATTCTGAATTAAATTAAGGATTTTTGAAAGCCCAGTACTTGAGGTGTGATATTTTATTTTTAAATGGTTTTTCGTTTTGGTAAAGGCTTCATTGTTCCAAGTCTCTCTGCGAGGGAGCTCCATCGCTAGATAAAAAATCTCATTTCGTTGCAATATGTTGAATAGTCCTTGACTGTATTCATCCTGCAACCATTCATAGAGTCTCAATAATTCGTCTAGCTTTGCTTCAAGGTCGCGGAATTTTTTATACAGCACTACGAAATTAATCAAGGATACTTCAGTTAGGTGTTTTGTTGACTGTGTGCTAATTGGGTATCGGAATGTTTGCCCTGAAGGATCTACTTCAGCTATATCGAGTATCGTTGGCTCTATATGGATATTGATTGTTTTGAAGCGGTTGTCGAGCTTTTCGGATTCTGTTAAAAAAAACTGCCAAATCTTGTAAATGTCATGTGATCCAGAAAAATCGAACTTGATTTCCCTGTTTTTGAGCCTTGCTAAAATCTGAAGAGCTGATATGGCTCCTTTGAGGCGTAGCTCAACAGAGTGTCGCATGTTGAAGCATATAGGGTAGACAAAGACGTCGGTTGTTAAGTGTAAAGAGCGGTCTTTAAGTACGGCGGCAATCAGCATGTTGGCTGCTTTTGAAAAGCCTTTGGAGTACTCGACGTAGCTAGGGCTTCCATTATCGCCCACACAAGCATTTGCCCAAGTCGGGTGGGCGCCGCGGAAAGTTGAGTTTTTTTGGCTCATGATTACCCATCCTAATGAATTACAGGCTGTGCTGTTGAATCTCTATCCACACTCCAAACCGATACTCTCCAAGCGAACGGGGATGCGCACTTCCTGATGGGCGTAGAGAATGCCTTGCATCACCTGTTAGGTAGCTGAATTGGCGGTGTGGGCGCCACTACGGGATCATAACTGACGACCCTGAGCCAGTCTTGCTTTCATTCGCACAGTCTAATGTGCTCTCCTGGTCAAAAGTGGTCTTTCAATTAAGGTCATATTGGAAGTCGTCAGGCTTGCCGGTCACTACACGAAACCTTTGGTTTGACCATATCTAGCTCTGTCGGACGGGGACGATCCATCAAATGCGGCCCGCGCATGAAGACAGAGAGCGGCCCCAGCTTCTGTAGCATCAAGATACCGGGGCGAGGTACTGGCAAGTATTACCTCGGTCACATATTGCGTATCGCATCGTTCTCGTCGAGCACAAACTCTAGTCCAATACCCACTTCCTTTAGCACCTCTGCAGCGCGGTCAATGAAGAACTCGCCTTGCTCTGGCAGCTCATACAAGCCGTTGATGCGGATGATGGGATGTTTCCCTAGTGCATTGGGGATCTCGGTATAGATCTCGCCGCTTTCGATGAACGCAACGTACGTATTGAGCTTGTCTTGCAGCAGCTGCAGGTGTTCGCCTTGCTCAGCTTTGCCGCCCCATTCAAGGTGGTCAGAGATATACAACACCACGTTGTCAGGTTCCCACGTCGGGATGGCCCAGATATCAATAACCTGCGGATTTGTAATGGACATGTCTGCTCCTCAGGGTTTTGGTCGAACTATTTCGACTTTGGTTGGTGGGATTACGGTGCCCCCGGGAAAGCCAGGTTTCCCTTTACCTACAACGACTGCACCGCTTTCTTCGATCTCTGGATACGCCAGTTTTTGGTTGCGAGTCAGTGGCGCTGTATCCGACGACTTGCATTCGATGCAGGAAATGTTGCCGTCTGCATCCCGCCCTAGCATATCGAACCTCGTGCGTACTCCGCTTTTGGTCTTGGCCGTCACTTCTCGGCCCACTTCGGGCGTTGTTTCGCGTAGCTCGCGTTCCTTGTAGTCTTCAAAGGCTTTGCCCTTTTCCTTGTTCTTCTCCAACTGCGTACTGAGCACAATGTAGATTGGCTCAATGCCCGAGTCAGGGAACCAGATAATTGCATCTTGGAACTCAGGGGGATGCGCAGGATTCGCCAGCACCGTGTCAGATTGTGCTGTTGGCGGATACACCCACACGGGGGGCAATTGTGGGGCGCCTTCCAGGGCAGGAATACCCAGCACACCGTCAGGACTTGCCGCTGGGGTCCAAGTGAGCCCAATCCCGTTGCCGATGTCAGCGACATACGTCTCGCCGACTTTCTCGCCCTTGATGACAGGGACATTTTCCCATTCCGCTTTACCGCCCGTGTAGAAGCCGTAAGCGTTGATGGAGCCGTCCGGCAATGTCTTCACGTTGACCCGCACACGGGTGCGGCCAGTTTCAAGCGTTGCGTACTGGTCGTTCGTGTAGAAAGCGCTGTCTGGTGAAATGCTGGTGTTCGGTATCAGCATTCCAACGATGCCCGTTACAAAGCCAGCAGCCACAACGCCTGATCCTTCCAGTAGACCCAGTGACAGTGATCCGCCGAGACGTTGAGCAATTGCACTGCCAGTAGCAGACCCGCCCACCAGTTGCAGTGGAGTGCCTTGGGCGGTAATCGCTGCCCCGGTGCCAAGCACAGCCCACAGTCCGTAGTCGGCCAGTTTCTCAACAGGCACAAATCCGGCTGGGTTCTTGTGATTGATTACGCCGTCAGGGAGGTTACAGCTCTTGGCGAACACGCAGCCCATTGTGTCAGGCTTGTCTTCTGGCTTCGGTGCAAGGTCTTTGTATTCCGCCCAGTGCTGAGCGTGAGTATCAACAGGATCTACGCCGCTGTTGCGATAGCCTTTCGGCGGGTTGGGTACATAACCGCTCAT